GTTTAAAGACTCGAAATTATTCTTTCTTGAAATATTGTATGGCGGATCAGTTAAAATCAAATCAATACTATTATCCGGTATGTCTGAAAGTGCATCTAAATTATTCTCGTTAATCAGTTTCATAATATTTCTCCATATTGGGCTAACGTCTTTTCACCCATTGGCGGTAATCGCTATTTTCTGTAACCATCAATCAAAGAGATAATGGCATTGGCGTGTTGCTATTACAAATACTTTTTTGTCTCCTAGATTCATGGGTTTACATACTCCCATGTTAGGTCGCGAATGAATAATGCGTGTGAAAATTCGTCGCTTTGTAAATCTACCTCGCGAATCATCTGTAAAAAATTATTTTTGTTATAATCACCAATTTCGTGTATTCTAATTAAACTAAATTCCATAACTATTCTCCCACCTTCTCAATTTCCCAAGCTGGCGTTTGCCACTTTTTGATTTCTTCTAATGGTGCTGTGAAAGCATTATCTTTTATATAAGTCCATGTTGGTATTCCGCAGTTAAACGTCATATAAACCTCGTCGTCGTCTTCATCGGTTCCTGATAACCGATACAATTGCTCTTTAACCTTGAACTCGATCGCTGGATCATCAGCTAAATATCTAAGAATAGCTTTTTTACCAACATTGATTGATTTTATAAATTGTGCATTCAAGGTTATCGCTCCAATAAGAGATATACCTTCGTGCGCCTTAATCCTTTGCAATTCGTCAAATACTGATTGTGAAACAGTATTTGACGAATTGCAAAGGATTAAGGGTATTGATTTGATTTTAACTGATCCGCCATACAATATTTCAAGAAAGAATAATTTCGAGTCTTTAAACAGAGCTGGAATAGATTTCGGTGATTGGGACAAAAACGCTGACTTACTTACTTGGATAGATAAAGTTCCAAGAATCGTTAAAAAAGGTGCATCTATCATAATTTTCAATGCTTGGCGCAATTTAGGTGATATTGCTGAAAGACTGGAGAAAAACGGATTTGTTGTTAAAGATATTATTCGTTGGGAAAAAACTAATCCAATGCCTAGAAACCGCGATAGGCGATATATCGTTGATTATGAATTTGCTATTTGGGCGGTTGAAAAACAAAATAAATGGATTTTTAACAGACAGTCTGACAAGTACGACCGTTCAGAAATTAGAGTACCTATTACAGGCAAGGCTGAAAAGATGTTAGGGAGCCACCCAACGCAGAAACCTATTAAACTCATGGAAGAATTATTGCTACGGCATAGCAATGAACACGCAGTTATATTAGACCCATTTATGGGTTCAGGCTCAACAGGAGTTGCTTGCCAGAATCTTAATCGAGACTTCATCGGTATCGAACTAGATGAAACATATTTTAAAATAGCAGAAAACAGAATCAGAGAAGCACAAACATTAGTTATATAAGGAGACAACATGAGTTATGAAATTTGATGAAGCAATTGAAAGGTTGTCACAGAATATAGATGACAATGGTGGGCAGGAGGCATATCAAGGAGAAGTGATCGGGACTTTGAAATCACTGCGTGATAAATATGCCCCTGATGTAAAAATGACAAGTGAACAAAAAGATTTATTTCTATTTTACAAACACTGTACTTGGTTCAGTGTATTCATAGCTAAGTTAAATGATCCTGAAAATGATCATTATAAATCTCTTCCTAGTTTACAAATATTTAATGATTGGGGATGGCGAAGAGAACGCGAAAATGAATTGATGCATGCTTGGCTGCATCCAGAAACAATTAAGGTGGTTAACTAATGAATAGCAAAGCATTATTCAGCTCAAAAAGCATGGTTTGGGAAACGCCCAAAGATTACTTTGATAAGTTGAATAGAAAATTCAAGTTTGATTTAGATGCCTGTGCGAGCGATACAAACCATAAAGTTGATACTTATTTTACAGAAGACGATGATGCGCTAGAACAAAAATGGGGGGGCAATGTGTTTATGAACCCACCCTACGGACGACATATCGGCGAGTTTATCAAAAAAGCGTATGAAGAACATTTGCGTGATCCAAATAGATTTATCGTGATGTTGATACCATCGAGAACTGATACAAAGTATTGGCATGAGTACATTCAGGATAAGGCGACAGTTAAATTTATTAAGGGACGTTTGAAATTTGAATTAGATGGACGACCAATGAATACAGCACCATTTCCAAGTGCACTGATAATATACGGATTATAGGAGACAACATGAGTTATACAGACATACCGCAAGAACTGCGAGACCTAAGGCAATGGGGGCTGTATCATCGGATTTGGCAACCAAGTAAAAATAAATATACCAAAGTGCCTGTTGACCCTTATAGTGGTGGCGCTGGTAAGTCTAACGACTCTAGTACGTGGTCTGACTTCGCAACAGCATCAAATGCTATGGAACACTTTGCTAACGCTGATGGTTTGGCGTTCTACTTTGCTAACGGTTATTTTGGAATTGACATTGACCATATTAAGTCAGATGTTGACGCCTTTATTGAAGGTGATCGTGATAATAATATCGTCGATGAGTTTGTTATCTCAACACAATCTTATACAGAGAGGTCTATGAGTGGCGAAGGCATTCATATCATTGCCAAAGGAAACCTACCAGATGGGCAACGCCGACATAACAACTTTGAAATGTATGATAATGGACGTTTCTTTGCTTTAACAGGTGACACAATCACAAAATCAGAATCAATTATGAAAGTGCCTGATGAAGTGATTGGTCGCTTACACCGTAAGTATTTTATGAAAGCAAGTAAAATCGATGCTGATCTAGGTGTGGTCGATAATACAGTTACTGAAAGAATTGATACACCAGCCTTGCTAGAAATGATGTACGAAAGCAGTTCCGGTGTACGCATTAAACATTTGATTAACGGTGGTTGGGAAAATGATTATGCAAGCCAATCAGAAGCTGACCTTGCATTGGCTAATTACTTATCATTCTGGACTGGACGAGACTTTGCACAAATGGACGAGATATTCAGAGATTCAGTCTTGTTCCGTGATAAATACAATGAGAAGCGTGGTCAGACTACTTACGGTATTGCATTATTGACTAAGGCTATTTCTGAACAAACAGATGTCTATCACGGCAAAAACTTGAAACCATTAATTGATTTAGAAGATTTACCAACATTTTTAACAGGCAATGCAGAAATTGTTGCTGAACAAGACGACAGTCCAAAACAAAAGTTCTTTTCTTATGATGACACAGGACTAGCAGAGCGTTTTAAGTATTATTATGGTGATAACTTTTTGTACGATACCATCGCACGAAAGAGTATGTATTATGACGGTCAAGTGTGGCAAGAAGATAATTACCGATTGCTAGAAAAAACGATGAACAAAACAGTTGATCGCATTAAGGAAGAACCAGAATTTACGATTGCCCCAGAAAACATGGGTGATAGCAATAAAACACCTGATGAATTGAAAGCTGCATTCAAAAAGAAGTCACGGTCACACAGTGCTAAAGAAAATGCAATCAAAGAGCTGCGCAATTTAATCACGGTCACGACAGATGATTTTGATAAAGAATTGAGCGTTCTGAATACGCCAAGTGGTGTACTTGAATTGACTAGTGGAGCAGTTAAAGAATCTACCCACGAGGATAGATTCACTAAAATAACTAACGCTGAATATAATGATAAAAAAGCACCAGAACGCTGGTTAGCATTCTTAGAGCAAACTTTTAAAGGCAATGAAGAGTTAATTGAATTTACACAACGAGCATTGGGCTATGCAGCTACTGGAACAATGGACGAAGAAGTGATGTTCATATTGCACGGTAATGGTAAAAACGGTAAATCTGTATTTATGAACACGATTGATTATGTGTTGGGAGATTATTCAATAAACGTTGATCCAGAAACTGTTTTTGCCAGTCGTTCACGTAATTCGGGTGGTCCAAGCGGTGATATTGCACGAATGAAAGGCGCACGCCTAATGGTTCTATCAGAGCCAGAAGAAGGTAAACCACTTGCAGAAGGTCTCGTTAAGAAAATTACCAGTAAAGATACTATCACGGCTCGTAAGTTGCACAGTAATGAAATTGAGTTCAGACCAACTGGAACAATCTTCATGATGACTAACCACAAACCAATTATCAATGGTACTGATGACGGTATTTGGAGACGTTTGATTTTTATTCCATTCAGAAATCAAGTGAAAGCTGAAAATATGGATAAAAAGCTGGAAGATAAGTTACGTACGGAAGCTGATGCAATCCTTGCATGGATTCAAGAAGGCACAATGAAATGGCAACGTGACGGACTTAATCCACTACCAGTTGTTTTGAATGAAACTAATGAATACCGTGATGAAATGGACGATGTGCAGGCATTTATTGAAGAATATTTTGATTATTCAAAAGATGACCGCACGGAATTTAAAGAAATTGCAACACGCTTTGATACGTGGAAAAGGTTACACGGTGTTGATATGACTAACAAAAAGTTAGGACGTGAATTAGGAACTAAATTTGAGAAGAAACGATCGCACGGCAAGGTCTACTATTACGGCATATCTTTGAAAATGGAAGAAATAGCACGCGGTGTTAAATTAGATGATTTGGGGTACTGATGAGAGAACAACAAATACAAAACGAAGCGAGAATTGCATTGTCTAAAGATGGTCACACGCAGTTTAGAATTAACACAGGAACTGTTATTACAAGAGACGGTAGACCTTTCAGCTCTGGTACACCAAAAGGATTCTTTGATTTAGTCGGGTATCGTAAGCAAGATAAACAGATATTTTTCATTGATATGAAGACAAAAACTGGACGTATCAGAGATGATCAGATTAAGTTTTCTATTAAATTAAAAAAGGATAATGTTATCCACGGTATTGCTCGTTCACCAGAAGATGCGTTAAAAATAGTCAATGAGGGTTTAATTGGCTATGGCCTTGAAAAATATGTGTAAATATACTTGATTTATTTAAAAGTGTATGGTAATATACACACACCGAATGACAAGGGAAACGTTGCGAAGTAGGTGCTATGGGAGTAACGCGTTGGTGTGAGTGGTTTCTATCCAACTAATAACCAGACAGGCGCAGAAATGTGGGCAGGCAAATATACGAGTTTTTTCACGGTTACTCGTGTACATAAATCATATTGTTGCAGGAGAGCTTATGCTAGTTGAACCAATTAAAATGAATCACACAAAAACTAAACAAGTAGAAGCCGTTTTGAAGCAATATCCTTATTTTAATTTATTAGAAAGGGAACGTAGAACAGAAATAGAGCAGTCAAAAGGTGAAATTGATGAAAATATTGGAGGTGGAAGAAGTGGCTTTTCAGAAAATCACGCACATGAAAACAAAGCGATTAAATTTTCCGATGATCCTATCATTTCTACAATTAGGCATAATCGCGCGGTAATTGATAAGTTTATAGCTCAACTAGATGATTACCAGATAAAAATTGTTGAAATGTCATACTTTCAAAGATTCAATCGCTATGACGTTGTTAAAATTGCAAAAGTTGCTAACGTCAGCAGAGCCACGGTATTTAGGTTTCGCAAACGATTTGTTGCTCAACTGTATACGTTGCTAAAGTTATGAGTAAAGAACAGACAGAAAAAATAGTAGATTTTCTAACCAAAAATGATCAAGAAGTTACGAAAGAATTGATTGATTACGTAAAATCTATTGGTCAATATGGTTGGCGCCGCGATTAGTGGGTTCGAATCCCACAGTTGTGATATGGTTAGTCATTAGTCGTTAAATATAAGCTGTACTTATAGATTAGTTCCAGATGACTAACCAAGACCGTTACACCGAGCGGTCGTAAATTACACACGCTTCGGAAAAAGCCACTGTGTATGTGAAAATACGATAGGTTGGAATATCTATCATTATGACAGGTGGCGGAATAGGTAGACGCTATAAACGGTCAGTCTTCGTATGTAGTTTGGGGTTATTGGGTTCGCTGACTTGAGCACCTAACCAAATATGTAAGGTGCAAATCCTTACCCTGTCAATACTCCTTTTAGGAGATAACAGTTATCACCATAGCCGCCAAAGTCTTTAAAGTGACTTCCATAGTGCGACTTTATACTAGTTAGGCGATTTCTGTGAGTGAATGTAAAGTAGGCTTACGTCTGGTTCGAGTCCAGAACATTCACATTGCGGTACGTCCGCACAACTTAATAGCAGTCGCTTGCCTGCGATTGCGTACATAGAGAGCTGCGGTATAATCCGTAAAAAGATAGAACCAGATTGATTAATTTCAATAAAAACGACTGACGAGTTGGTTTGCATTTTGCGGCTTTGGCAAACAAACAACAGTATATAAATCTACTGGCTTCGGAGATGGTATCGATGGGGTTACTACATAGCAAACAATCGCATTAAGTTCTTTGACGGTTCTCAGGCGATTGCGTACATAAAAACTAAACAGGTCGAAATCGACCTGTTTTACATATGTGACATACGCGCACCTTAACGGGTGCTTTTTTATTGAAAAGAGAAACTATGAAAATAGATGGCGAGTATGGCCTTGTCGCTAGTGATGATGAATTAAACATCTACCGCAGGCTAGACAAGCAACAAAAATATAATAAGAAACACAAGAAGGCATCTAAACGCAAGTCGAATACAGACAAGCGCAAAGATGCCTTTTATGATGATAGGAAGTGGCGATAATGGGCACACAAAATGGACTGATGAACATAAGAATAGAGTTATTGAGCTAGGACAGCAAGGTTTGTCATCTAGGAAGATAGCGCAACGATTGTTTGATGAATTTGGTGAAAACTTTAGTAGGCGAACAGTATCACAATATCTTAGCACAGGTTCAACCAATGGACGTGTCAGAACCACACCTAATCAACAAACCAATAATAAAGTCAAAGATGTGAAACGCGGCACTGAAATCGTCATCAATAAGGACGGTAGCACAACATCATCTACGACAATGCAAATGACTTCTGAACAGGCTAAAGACCCAGAGTTCGTATTAAGAGCGCATGGATTTAATCCTGATGATTGGGATATCGTATCAGCACGTAATAACTTCTGGCAACAGAACAGCCAAGAGAATGGTTTGATTGATTTGTACCAGTCTAAGATTACGGTTAAGCCAAAGTCAGATGATGAATTAACGCCGCAGGATATTGCTAATCTGTTCAAAGCAGACATTAAGCAATACACAGTCAATCAGGTTGCACGAGACACGCACAATTTGGTTGTACCGCTTCCTGATTTACATTTTGGTATAACTACCATGATTGATGTCAAATGTCACTTAGACAGGCTGTTAGAGCTTATCAATAAAGGTTACAAAACGATTGTGATTGAACAGTTGGGTCACAGACTTTAAAAGGCACGCTACTTGATGAGGTTAATATGGTACAAGCCGTTGAGGACGCTAAACAGTTCTTTGACGTCTTGGTCACTGCTGCGTTGCAAAATAGTATGACGCTTCACATCAAACAAATGGCAGGCAATCATTCAGGGAACATGGAGTACATGTTCATGGAGTATTTGAAAGCCAAGTACCCACAAGCAGTCATTAAGAACAACATTAAATTTCGTGATGCGTATTTATTGGATAACGTGGGTATTATGTTGGCTCATGGTGACTTAGCACCTAAGGAGTTTGGTGGTGTCTGGTCGCTATCCCACAGTCGTGAAATCCATAAAGGTCACTTCCATAACGAGAAGACAGTTGACAACGGTGGTGTGATTAGCCGACAACTTGGAACAGTTAAGCCCAATGATAAGTATGAGATTATGAACGGTTGGACGTTATCCAAAAAAGAGCTATATGCCCTTGAATATGATAGCGACAAGTTAGTTGCCGAGTGGCACGTTTAGGAGAAGGATATGAATAATGATTATCTCGCTTTAATATTAATGTTATTAGCCATTTTGTTGTTTTTAGTTTCATTTTTGATGATGAATTGTGCAAGCAAAATTGTAAGAGACATTGATGAAAGAAATAAACCATAAATGAGTGATATACCATGTGGATTAGTATTATCCATCATTGGAATAGCTTTGAGTTGTTTAAAAATCGGATATGATATCGGAAAAGACTCCAAGCAATAAAACGAATTAAGCGCATAAGCGCTTTTTATTTTGCAGTGAATTTGAAAGGAGGTGACACAATGACATGAAATTAACGCCAAAGCAGAAGAAGTTTGCTGATGAGTATATCAAGACTGGAAACGCAACGCAGTCAGCGATTGAAGCTGGTTATAGTAAGAAGACGGCGCAGGTTATAGGTGCTGAAAACCTATCAAAACCTATGGTTAAAGCATACATAGAAGAGCGCATGGCTGAAATAGCGTCAAAACGCGTTATGAGCTACACAGAAGCCGTTGAACTGCTTACTAGTATAGCTAGAGGTGAAGAGAAAGAAACGGTCGTTGTGGCAACTCCTGTGAGTGTTGAGAAAGTCGAGAAAGAAGCAGATTTAAAGACAAGAATTAGTGCCTTAAAAGAGATACTTAAACGTTATCCAAACAATGACAAACTCATTGAGCAACAGATACGCAAGTTGAGCGCTCAAGCTGATGTGGCACAGATACAAGCTAAGCGCATGGCGGACGGTGAACAAAATAGCAGTGTCAATGTGAATATAGTGTTACCAGAGCAGGAGGACAACAATGGCGAATGATTTAGTGATTGATGTTCCTGAAATGGTTGATAAGGCTTATTACAAGCTGTACACATCAAAGCAGCAATACATTGCATTGAAAGGCGCGCGTGCTAGTGGTAAGTCAGTAGCCACCGCATTCAAGGTTGTAAGTGGGCTGTTCACTACATGGGACTAGATGATTACTTCAAATTCACCGTTAGCCCGCTTGAAATAACTTACAAGCCGACACAACAAAAGGTGTTCTTTCGTTCAATGGACGACCCTTTGAAAATCACATCAATTACAACAACGGTTGGAAAGATATGCCGTAGTTGGTGGGAAGAAGCCTATGAGTTAAAAAGTGATGATTCATTCCAGACTGTGATTGAATCTATGCGTGGCGAGTTGCCTATCGGTGGCTTTTATCAGCACGTCATTACATTTAACCCGTGGAGTGACAGACATTGGTTAAAGCCAACAATACACTAGCGTTTACAACCACATATAAGAATAATCACCACCTGAACGATGATTTTATCGAAGCTATGAAAGAAATGGTTGTGCGCAACCCTAATCGTGCCAAAGTTGCTGTGTTTGGCGACTGGGGTATATCAGAGGGGCTTGTGTTTGACGGTTTGTTTGAACAAAGAGACTTCAGCATGGAAGAGATTGCCAATAGGATTAGACTTTGGATTTAAACACGATCCAACCGCTGGTGAGTTCATGGCGATAGACCAAACAAACAGAGTTGTTTATGTCTATGATGAGTTCTATCAACAAGACATAAGGCTTATGGCTTGCCAATCACAGCAGATAGCGCAGAACAGCGTCTAACAACTGAATTAGCTAGTGTTTACGGTGTACCCAATCTACGTACGGCTGGTAAGGGTAAAGACAGTGTGATTCAAGGCGTGCAGTACATGCAGAGCTATCACTATGTTATACACCCAAGAGTTAAAGGACTATTAAGTGAGATGAACACTTATGTGTATGACAAAGATAAGCTGGGCAACTGGTTAAACAAGCCTAAAGATGAAAATAACCACGCCTGCTTGACTGGTAATACATTGGTTGAGACTACTAACGGTAGCAAGCCAATCAGTGAGCTAGTAGGAAAATCTGGTAATGTTTATAGTCTTGATACTGAAACTGGAAATGTAGTAGTTGATGAGTTTAGCAATGTATGTAAGACAAGAAAACATGCGCCAGTGTTTGAAGTCGAGCTGGAAGACGGAAGAACAGTCAAAGCTACATCAGACCATAAGTTTCTGACCAAAAATGGTTGGAAAGAGTTAGCTGATTTGACAGAAGATGATGAGATTATCTCAATTTAGTTCACTAAGATACTCTATGCATGGTATAATGTATGCAAGGAGATGATCTTATGAAATCTGTTATTGTTGATGGCTATCGTTTTGTAAAGGATAAACAAAGCGGATATTGGCAGTGCAACCAGTTTATCGCAAAAGAAATAAAGCCGAAACGATTGCACCGCTATATGTGGGAAAAGTACCACGGTACAATAAAGCCAGGTTATGACGTCCATCACATTGATAAAAACAAAGACAACAATGATATTTCCAATCTGGTCTGTCTTTCTTCGCATGACCACCAGCACTTGCATGGTGTCGAAAATGTTAAAAACAATCATGAGTGGTTCGCTGAGTTCCACCAGCTCGGGATTGAATCAGCTCCGAAATGGCACGCTTCTGCCGAAGGACACGAGTGGCACATGAAGCATTACGAGATGATGAAAGACAAGCTATATTCCAAAAAGGAATTTGTCTGTGAACAATGTGGGAAAACATTTTCAGCACAAGATAACGGTCACAACCGTTTCTGCTCCAACGCTTGCAAGTCAAAATGGCGTAGAAATAACCACATTGATGATGTAGAAAGGACGTGTGTAATTTGTGGCAATAAATTCAGCGCAAACAAATATTCAAAAAAAGAAACCTGCTCACGTAGTTGCGCCTCGAAGCTCTCGTTTGCCAAAAGGCGTGAAAATAAAGTCAATTAAATTTTCCGGCTATGAAGACGTTTATGACATGTATGTAAGAAACCACCATAACTTTGCTGTTAATGGTGGTTTTATTGTACATAATTGTGATGCCTTGAGA